CCTATGTGACTAGTGCAATATCTGCCTTAGTAGATGCAGCTCCTGGTACGCTAGATACTCTTAATGAGCTTGCTGCTGCATTGGGTGACGATGCTAGCTTCTCAACAACTGTTACAAACAGTATAGCCGCTAAGCAACCACAGCTTAATGGAACTGGCTTAGTAAGAATGTCAGGAACAAGTGTAAGTTATGACAACACTACCTACTTAATTTCTAATTTTGGAAATATAGAAGGAGATCATACTTATGGGTATCCTTCAAGTGATGGTTGGTATAAGATTGCAGAAGTAGTTTTAACATCAACATGCCAATCTTTTAATCTTTGGGGAGAATACAGAGACACAGGTTACTTTGATAACTCTCACTATAGGATTCATATTACTGCAAGAGCAGAATGTGATTTCCCAACTAACAATGAAAATCATGCTATTAACGTAAACATATATGGAAGTAGTACTAATGATACTTACTTTAGTAATAACGTAAGGGTTGTTCTTACTCAATCTTCTTCTAACTATAGAAAGTACGAATTACAATACTATAGATCTACTTGGGATACAGGTAGTTGGCGTCTACAAACATTGGGTTGGACTACGTACACAACTTCTCAAACTGCAGGAACTCCTACAGGAACTCCTAGAGTCTATTATGTTTCTAAGTTTAGCACAGACAATATTTTTGTTTCTAATAGGATTTCTATAGGAACAACTTATGCTGGATTTGCAGCTAACATTGCAGGAACAACTTACATTATTGGAGCTTCTGCTTGGGTTAATGATGGATATGGATTAACAAATGCTAGTAGCCCAGGTACAGGTTTCTTTCCTTATAGTGATGGAACTTTAGTTTTTAATTCTGCCAACTCCGAAAAAATGCGTGTTGCTTCTAGTGGTAATGTTGGAATTGGAACTAATAGTCCAGGTACAAAACTTGAAGTAAATGGTGGAGCTACTGGTAATAACATTGCTAGATTTACAACAGGAGGAACAGGTGGAGGTACTAGAGGACTTACTATGTACTCTGATAATTCTCAAGTCAAACTACAAGTCACTGACAATGCAGGAAGTTTAGGAACTTGGGCATTTTTAAATTTAAACCCAGACGGAGGTAATGTAGGTATAGGCACTAGTTCTCCTAGTTATAAACTACATGTAGTTGGTGACTTATATGTTAATGGTACAAATGGTGCTTTTACTACAGATAATTCACAAAGCAATTTATATTTTTTAAATCTAACAAGATCTACTACATCATTAGTAACTGCTGGAAATGTAGGTATTAAGGTAGCAAATCCTACAGCAACTTTATCATTAGGTACATCTTCTTATGATAATAATCCTCTGGCTGGTTTGGAGTATTCTCAAGTAACTGGTGGAGGTAGATTAGATTTAAAAGTACAAACTTGGGGAACAGGTTCTGACTATGCTTTAACTACTGGTCTTACCGTACTTACTCCAGGATTTAATACAAATAATGTACGTGTTGGTATTGGTACTAGTAGTCCTGCTACTCCTTTACACGTTACTGGTGGAGCAACAGGTACAGGTGGATGGAATAGAACAGCAACTTTAGCAGCAACCTACCCAGGTCTTATCTTTAATAGTAACGGTACTAAGTGGGGTGGAATGGCTTATGACTATAGTGCTGCTATGCGTTTCTGGGTTAATGCAAATAATGATGATATATTTGCTGGCACATTAGCATTGTCTATTTTAAATAGTGGAAATGTAGGAATAGGAATTACCTCTCCTGGAGCAAAGTTAGATGTAAATGGTGACGGTATATTTAATGGAACATTGCAAATTAAAGGTAATGGTACAAAAATAAACTGGTATAACGCAGGGTACGAAAACTGGTATGCGGGAACTAGAACTAGTACAACGCAGTGGAGTATAGGAAGTGCTACACAGGCAGATATTTTAACATTAAATACTTCTGGAGCAGCTATATTCTCAAGTAGTGTAACTGCAGTGGGGGCAATTTCTACGTCAGGTACAGGGTTAAATGCAAGCGTTAGAATAAACAACACAACTGCAAGTACTGGAGTTGATTGGCATTTATATTCCCTTAACAATGGAAACTTTGGATTATATAATAATACAGGTGGTGCTTATGCTTTTCAGGTAACTTCTGCAGGCAACGTGGGTATTGGTACTACTAGTCCTGGACAAAAACTAACATTAATCAATGGTACTTTTCAAATAGGTGGAACTTCAACTTTTTCTGATAATGTAGAAATAGGTAGGGTTGGGAGTGACAACAATATGGCGTTTGCTACGGGAGGTACAGAACGTATGCGTATCACCGCTGGGGGTAATGTAGGTATTGGGACGGCTAGTCCTTCTAGTATATTACAGCTAGGTGGTGGTTCTTATACTACAACTAACTCTTCATACAATTCATTTAATTCTGGTGGGTTTGGAGTATTGTTTAGAAACGATTATGATGCCTATATAACATTTAATACCGTTTACGGAGCATCAGGATGGGTTAATAAATACAGTGCCTATAAATCAGCGGTATTAAATTTTAATGATGGCGCATTAGATATTAGTACAGGGACAGGAATAACCGCAGGAAGTGCCTCTAACTTAACTAGTAGGTTAACAATGACAAATGGCGGTAACGTAGGTATTGGTACTACTAGTCCTCAATCAAGACTTGATTTAGCTCCCCCTGCATCACAGTCAACCATATCAACCCTTGGCTATAGTGCTAATGCGCAATTGAATATTCGCATTCCTAATTCAACAGGAGACGTTGGTCAAATTGTATTTACAAATGACGCTGCTCCTACTGCTGGTTATGCTAGTATTGGTGTCGTTATGACAAGTGGTTCTGGCGTAGGAATTGGTGATATTATTATGTCTACAAAATCTGTTGGTAGTGATGCTGCTTCAACAGAACGCATGCGTATTAATAGTTCAGGATATATTGGCATTGGTACTTCTTCTCCTGCTGAAAATTTTCATGTACTGGGTAGAGGTATATTTGATGGAGGATCAGGTAACTCTTCTACAGATGCTGTAGTTTACATAACTAAGTCAAACAATAATGACTGGGGATTATATGTAAATGCCGCAGCTCTTGACTATGGTATGTACGCTAGAGTGTCTCCTTCTGCAAACTATGCTATTGCTGTAAATAATGGAACTAGTTGGACTACTAGAATTACTGGAGATGGTAGAATTTATTTAAACGAGAAAGATACAATAGCTTCTTATGATACATGGCTTCGTTTAAATGAGTCTAGTCATTATGGATCTGGTGTATACACTCCAGGAGTAATGAGAGCTGATGGAGGTTTTTATATAGGTGGTAATGCAGTATGGTATCCAGGTAATGACGGAAGCGGAAGTGGGTTAGATGCTGATTTACTTGATGGTTTGCACGCATCGTCTTTTGTAAGAAATGATACAACAGGCCAATATCTTAAACCATATTATGAGTATGGTTCAAGTTTAAGTGCTTCAACTACTCCTTCTACTATTGTTTCTCAAATGGGTGGTGGAGGTCTTCGTGTAGACTTTTTGCAAAATCCATCTTTTGGAAGTTGGGGTCATTCAATTACCTGGTCTGGCTATAATGGTTACAATATGTATCAACTAGCTGGGCACTATAAAGGTAGTGGGGGAGAAGGTCCAGATTTGTATGTAAGATGTGAACCTAATCATGCTCAAAATTCCTGGTCTTCTTGGCAAAAATTATGGCATAGTGGACACTTTACTGATACTAACATAAGTAACTGGAACACAGCCTACGGATGGGGAAATCACGCTTCTGCAGATTATATAGTAAAAGGTACGCAAATTTTAAGTTCAGCTAGTTGGCCTACGGCTACTAGATTTGGATCAGTAGGGTCCATTAGTCAAGATGCTGGAAACCATGCTTTATCTGTTAGGTCTGAACTTGGCAATGATGCTTTCATGTCATTTCATATTGGGAGTGATTATGCTGTTCATTTTGGTTTAGATGGAGTTAGCAATAGAATGTCTGTTGGAGGATGGTCTGATGGAGCTGTTAAATATCAACTTTGGGATACTAGAGATTTTACTTCAACTAACGTAAGTAACTGGAACACCGCTTATTCATGGGGGAATCACGCTTCTCAAAGTTACGCTACCACATCTTATGTAACAACCCAAATCAACAACTTAATTGCAGGAGCACCAGGAGCACTAGATACACTAGATGAATTAGCTGCTGCATTAGGAGATGATTCAAACTTTGCTACTACAGTAACTAATAGTATTGCAGGTAAGGTATCTAAGTCTGGTGATACCATGACTGGGGATTTAGTTATAGGTGTTGGCGCATCTACAGGTTCAAGTCAGCCTTTTGGGGATTTTTCACAACTAAGGTTTGATAATTTACACAGTGATACTAATAGAGGTCCAAACAAAATCGTAATGCACGATAATGGTGGTTCTTGGATTGGTGGTTTTGGTATACATTCTGATACTGTTTCATATTATACAGGAGGACACCATAGGTGGTATAAAACAGATTCTCCGACAAGTTCAAGTCAAGTTATGCAACTTGATGCTTCTGGTAACTTAACTATTGGTGGAGCACTTACAGAATCTTCTTCTATTAAACTAAAAGAAAATGTAGAAACAAGCGAGGGAAATTTAGAAAAGGTAGTAAATTTGAGACCAGTCACTTACAATAAGATTGGGTCTCAGACTACAGAATTAGGACTTATTGCAGAAGAAGTTGCTACAGTCTACCCAGAGTTTGTACAATATGATGAGAGTGGAGAACCTATAGGGGTTAACTACTCACGCTTAACGGCTGCTCTTATTGGTGCAGTTAAACAATTAACAAAACGAATCGAAACACTAGAAAACAATGGCTAATTTATTATCCAATACCACAATAGGCGGTTACCAGTCTATACACACAGGTAACATCGGGAGTTATGCACTAACTAGTCTTCCCTCTCATAATCATGACGACAGATATTACACCGAAGGTGAATCTGATGGTAGGTATGCATACAAGGCGGGTGCAGCTGGTCAAGATTTTAGTGTTGATAAACTTAGTTCTTATTATTTAAGAAATCATTATAGTGTAAGTACTAATCATTCTTATGGAATGTACTTTGATAATGATTTATCTAGTGCATATGGAATCTATAGAGAAAGTGGATCGTGGGATCATCCTTACCCAGATTTAAGAATTGCATTCCATACAGGAATTAAACTGGGAGCAAATTCGAGTTATCAAGGTATAAAATTCTATACTGACTATGATATGGTTACACAGGTCATGTCTGTTAATAACGGAAGTGACCCAC